ATTATCTACTATAACAGAGATTTTAAAGATAATCAATTTATAGAAGTTTTTTGCAACAGAATTGAGGAATAACTATGAATGGTTTTAGTACAAAAGACCTAGAAGCTTTAGAAAATGAGGTATTAAGACTTGCTAAGAAGTATCCCAAAGAAGTTAAAACTTTCTTGCAAAAGCAAGGAAATAAGTTAAAAGCAAAAGCAAAAAAGAAAGCTAAAAGTAAGATTAAATCTAAGACTGGAAACTATCTAAAAAAATTCAAAAGAGGAAAAGTTTATAAATACAACTCGGAAGAAGATACAGTTAGAGTTTATAATTCTGCTCCACATGCCCATTTAATAGAAAGAGGGCATATTATCAAGGATAGAACAGGTAAAGAGCATGGATTTAAAAAGGGTGAGTTTATCTTAGAAGAATCACAAAAAGAGTTTCAAGAAGAGTTTATAAAAGCAACTGATGATTTTATCGATACTGTAATAAAGAATGGAGGGTTTTAAATGATTAAATTAAGTGAACTTTTAAAAGCAGTAAACATTAGATTAAAAGAGACTTTTCCAAATATTTCTGTAGACAGTAAAGATTTATCAGAAGTTTTTAATAGACCAAGCTTTCGTACAGAATTAGATGGACTTAAAACTAGTGCTTTTATGACTACTTTTAAAGAAAGAAACTTTACTATAAGAATTTATTTCTTTTGCACAAAAATTGGTCAAGGTAGACTAGAAAAATTAAAAGTTTCTGATGAAATAGAAAATACATTTCTAGGCACTTTGTGGGTTAATAAAACTTTTGCTATCCCAGTCAACGAAATTGAATTTGAAGAAACTGATGATGGAGTGCTTATTGCAAGTTTTGATAGCATAACTATGGAACAGATAGAAAATGACATAAATGCAGAAATGATGGAAGAATTAGAGTATAAATTTGATAGGAAGTAGGAGGGTAAAATGGGATTACCAAAAATTGAAATAATTTTTAAACAGTTGGCAGTTACAGCAGTTAAGAGAAGTCAACTTGGTATTGTTGGACTAATAGTTAAAGAGCCTAGCAAAAACTGGGATGTTAAGGTCTATAAAGATATAACAGACATAAAAGATGGAGACTATACTGCAAATACTGTAGCATTAGTAAAAGACACTTTCGAATACACACCAAATAAAGTATTTGTTTTCAATGTCGGAAGTGGAACACTTACAGATACGTTAAAAAAAGTTGCACAAGAAAGAGTAAATTGGCTAGGATTGGGATATGATGGAAAAGATGGAGATACTGCAACTCTAGTGTCTTGGATTAAATCTGTAAGAAAGGCTGGTAAAACTTATAAAGCAGTAGTATTTAATGCTACAAAGCCTGATAATAAAGGGATTGTAAATCTTATGAATAGCAAAGTCACATTTGTTGACAACAGAGGAGAAGTTGATGGTTGGAAATATGTACCAACTGTGCTTGGAATGTTAGCTGGATTACCGATGACAAGAAGTGCTACATCATTCCTTTGTGGGAACTTAAAAGATGTATCAATATTCAACGATATTGATGATACTATCGACAAAGGTGGATTTTGCTTATATAAAGACGAAGGAGATATAAGAGTAGCTAGAGCATGTACATCTCTACAAGAAATCACACAAGATGAAACTGAGGACATGAAAGATATCATAATTATTGAATCTATGGACTTAATGAGAGATGATATTTATTCTACATTCAAAAAATGGATTGGGAAGTATAAGAACAAATATGATAATCAAGTTTTATTCTTTACTGCTATTAATGCTTATTTCAAAGAACTTGAAAGAGAGGACATATTAGATAAAGAGTATGATAACTACTCTGAAGTAGATGTAGAAGCACAAAGATTAGCTTGGCTTGGAGTTGGAAAAGCAGAAGTTGCTAAATGGGAAGATGAAAAAGTAAAGAAAACTGCATTTAAGAAAAAGGTATTTATGAAAGCTAACATCAAAATACTAAATGCTGTAGAAGACTTTAAGTTTACTATTAACATGTTTTAAGAATGGAGGTAAGTAATGTCTAATAAAATGGATAAAAATAAAATTATAAGAGGGTCTTTTGGGGCTGTATGGCTAGATGGAGAAGAATTAGCATCTGTAAAATCTTTCGAAGCTAAAGTCAATTTAGAGTACGAAGATGTCGATATAATGGGAGAATTAGGAAAGCACAAAAGATACATGGGATTTACTGGAGAAGGAACTATGACTCTGCATAAAATCGACACTACAGTAGGGAAATTAATTGCAGAAGGAATAAGAAATGGTAAAATGCCAGATTTTAAGATAGTTGCAAAATTAGATGATCCAACTGCATATGGAGCTGAAAGAGTGGAGTTAACTGGAGTTACAATTAACGAACTAATGGCATTAAAATTTGAAAATAAGGCACTTAGAGAAGAAGAAGTGCCTTTTAATTTTTCAGATTTTAGATACATAGATATGATATAAAAAGGGAGGATACAAAGTGGCTAAAAATATTACTTTAGAAATGCTTATTGCAAAGAAAGAGCAATCAAATAATGATAAAATGAAAGTTGTTCTTTTTAATTCAGAGGTTTTAGGTGGAACTATCGAAGTTAGAAAGCTTAAAGCAAGAGATGTTATAAAGATTATGGATAGCACAGACAACAAGTCTACAGAAGAAGCTTACAATGCGAATTGTAAATTAATTTACAAACACTGTCCAATTTTGCAAGACAAGGAATTACAAGCAGTATATGAAGTTGCTGAGCCTTACGAGGTTGTAGTACCAGTTTTTGAAGAAAATCTTGGAGAAATTAATAAACTATCTAATTTTATCTTAAGCTTGTATGGGCTTACAGATAGTGAGCAAGTTAGCAAAGCAGTAGAAGAAGAAACAGATGATATAAAAAACTAATTTTAAGGGATGCCGATATGGCATTCCTTTCTTTTTATTTACTTAAAGGGTTTAATGTAGAATATCTTTTAAACTTAGAATATACAGAAAAACTTTTTATGTTAGCAACGATGGAATTAGAGATAGATAGAGTTAACAAAGGAGGTATAAATGGCTAAAACTATTGGAGTATTACTTAGTTTAAAAGACCAATTTACTACTCCTCTACAAAATGCAACAAAGAATGTAAAAACGATGGATAGAGAGCTTAAAAAAGCTGGGAACTCTATTAAAGCGTTTGGAAACAAAGTAAAAAATAGTGTTAAAGCATTAGCTAAATGGGGTGCTATTGGACTTGGAGCATTTACTGCATTTGCTACAGTATTCGCAAAACAGTCTATAGATGCAGCTAAAGTGCAATTAAAAGTTGAAAAAATGCTTGAAACTACGATGAAACGGACAAGTAATGCTAGTAAAGAACAGATACAAGCGATTAAAAATGAAGCAAGTGCATTGCAAAATGTAGGAATTATCGGAGATGAAGTAGCTTTAGCTGGAGCAAATCAATTAGCTATTTATGGGCTAAAAAGTGAAGAAATCAAAAAATTAATGCCAAACATAAATGATATGATAGCAAAAGAAAAAGGTTTTAATGGTACACAAGAGGATGCTGTAGCAATGGCAGAAGTCATTGGAAAAGCTATGGAAGGTAAGACTAAAGGACTCTTAAAATATGGGGTTGCATTGACTACATTCGAAGAAAAAATGTTTAAAGCTATGAAAAAAGAAGAAAGACTAGAATTTATTAGAAATAAACTTAACAAGTCTATTGGTGGGACTAATGAGGCTTTAAGGCAAACAGATGAAGGTAAAATCGTAGCAATGAACAATGCTTGGGGAGACATGAAAGAAGAATTGGGGAAAAAATTAATCCCTTATATCGCTCAATTTTCTGCATGGTTTGAAACAAAAATACCATTAATTCAATCTTTAATACTTGGTATAGCAGATAAGATACAAGAATTAGTAACTAAGGCTAGTCCATACATTGATAAATTTAAAGAAATTTTTGGAAAAATCTTTGAAAAGGTTAAACCTGCTATTTTTGAGGCTTGGGAGATTTTAAAGAGTTTTGTAGCAGGGGCTATAGATATTGCTCAAAAAATTATAGCTAATTGGGATAGAATAAGTCCGATTGTGTATACAGTCGTAGGTGCTCTTGTAGCTTATAAAACCGCTTTAGCAACAATAAAGATATATACTATAGCTATGGTAGCTATAACAAAAATAAAGACATCGTGGGATGCTTTACAAGCAACAGCCACTGGAGCATTAACTGTAAAACAATGGGCTTTAAATACAGCAATGAATGCTAATCCAATTGGGCTTGTGATTACAGCTATTGCTGCTCTTGTAGGGGGAATATGGTTACTTTACAAAAACTGGGACTTAGTTAAAAAGAAAACTATGGAATTATGGGCTAAATTAGACAATAATCCATTAGGCAAGGTACTTAAATTTATAATTAAGTTTGGAAATCCTATCAGTGCTATGATTAATATTTTTTTATTGTTAAAGAAAGTAGTAACTGAAAACTGGGATACTATTAAAAGTTTTGGAGAGTATATATGGAATGGTTTAGTTGGTGCATTTAATTATGTGAAAGATGTTATATTAGGAGTTTGTAGTGTCGTTGGTGGTATTTTTACTGCTATATGGGACGGAGTTATAGAGGCATTAGGTAAACTAAAAGAGGGCTTTAATAAGGTAACAGATTTTATAACTGGTGCTTTTATGAGTGCTTGGGATAGCTTAATGAATGCATTAGATATTATATTACACCCAATTGAAACAGCGAAAAAGGCTTTTGGTGGATTGATTGATAAGTTAAAATTTTGGAATAACACTAAAGTCGAGGATAAAACATTTACTGTCAACGAAGTAAAGACAACTGATACAATAGGTGGAAGTAACAAATCAGGAACAACTACATCAGCTGTTAAAAACCCTAGACATGCATTAGGTACTGCATATTTTAAAGGTGGTACGACTGGAATAAATGAAGGTGGCAGAAATGAGACTGCTATTTTACCTGCTGGAACTAAGATTTTAAGCCATGAAGAGTCTAAGACTCTAGAGAAGAAGAGTAATAACAAAGGAATTACAGTAAATATAACTGTTTCTGGAAATTTCATAGGTGAGAAAGAACATATGGAAAAATACGGAGAGTACACAGCACAAAAAATATTATCAACATTAGGAAATATGTAGGAAAGGAGGGGAAAACATATGTATATAATTTTTATAGCAGAAGAAAATGGAATACAATTAGAAATAGCCAATATACCTATTGTTCAAGCAATAGAGCCTATTAATTGCGAAACTGGAGATGAAGAATTTACAACTATTAATGGTAAAACTCTTAATTTAATCGGTGGTAAAGGGCTTAGAAATTTCTCATTTTCTTCTTTTTTCCCTTCAAAAAGATATAGTTTTGTGAGCCTTTTTAATTTCCAACC